CATTTGTATTAATTATATTCTGTATAGGTTGCGTTTGTGAGTTCTGATAATTTCTTTTTAGATTTTCAAGTTCTTTCATTTGATTATCAATTCGTTCTATTGGATTATTGTAATAATATGGATTTCCAAACATAAATATCATCTCCTAAAATAAAAGAGAAATAGTAAACTATAATCGTTTTAAGAATTACTTTAAACTATTTCTCCTTTCTGCTTACATTATAACAAAATAAAAGAACCTAATATTATTAAGTTCTTATAAGATTTTCTTAATCTTTTTCTTTAATTTTTTAATCATAATATCTAATGTAGGTTCACTAACATTTAATTCTAAAGCCATTTTTGTTCTAGCATATCCTTTTATTTTCATTTCAAGAAGTTTACAATATTCTTCTGATAACATAGCCTCTTCACATATTTTTAAATATTCAGTTCTAGTAAAATCAAACATTACTTATGCCCCATAAATTTTCCACAAGTCTTACATCTTCTGCGACCTTTGCTATCAGTTGTAGTTTTAGATTTTCTATATTTTGTTATACGTGTTAATTTAATTTTTCCCATACATCATCACCAATTTTAATATGTGAGTTGTCTATATTCTCTACATCTTCTATGTCAATGCTTTGAGTGGTTGTACCTATATCATTCAATAGCCATATTGTATAGCCTAACAAGCAAGTAAACATTCCAAGAATAACTAAAATAACTATAAATTGCCTTTTGTTTTGCATTTTATAATCATGTAATATTTGTGTAGCAAAACTTTCTTCTTGAATTTCTTTTACTTCTTTCTTCATTTCCAACATTTCCTCTTTCAAACCCATTATTATTCTCCTTTTTGATGATATTCTCTTATATGATGTTCTAAAGCAACCTCAATTCTTTCATCGATTTCTTTATCATAATTATCTAACTTATTATCGATTTTATCTAGTTTATCTAAAATTTGCTTAATTTGTGTGTCAATCATTCCCCATTTGTAACTATCATTTTGCGTGTCTTTATTTGACTTGTCTTTTCTATTTAGTGCAAAACTACTAACAGAAATTACACAACTTATAATTGCAATTGCTAAAGTAATTTCCATTATTTTCTTTGTGCTTGTTTGGAGCCGTCTTTGTTACACAACACTATATAAGTATTGAAGTATCTTCCCCAAACTCGCCCTTCTGATTTTATTATTTCTTGTATAGGAATTTCAACTCCTACTTTAAAATTTGCAATTGCATTTTTGTTTTTTGATGTTAATAATGTTTGTGTGTATTTGTCTAAATTTCCAACACAACAACGATTGCTAGGGTCTAAAGTTGTCTTTCTTCTTAATGTTTTTGATACCAAAATTTTATAAGTGCCAGCAGTCCATTCTTCAACTACTTGGCCGTTGTTAATTTTATTTGCTTGTTCAATGATATAATCCATTTTACTTAGTAAATATTCGCCTGGGCACGCTGTATTTGAATACATACGATGCCAAGTGACATTTTTGCCTTTAATAAGTGTTCCTAAATTATTTCTTTTAGCAATGTCAGCGACCAATTTAATTAATGAATTAAGTGCTTTGTCACTTACAGGCCAATTGCCACCAGTTGAACTATTAGAAGTTTCAATTGTTACAGAGCGACAATTTGCGTTCCAATTTGAATTTGTCCATGCAACATCGCTTTCATTTACAAATTGAGCTATTCTTCCATCGTTTCCAATTCCATAATGACTTGAACCTTTTCTACCAACTTTTTGAAATACTTTTCCTAAAGTTTCAATAGAAGTAACAAAAGCAGTATGATGAATACAAATTTCTGTTATTTTTTTGCAATATTTTGAACGATTTTTTGTATAATTTCCAGTATAAGCTGGAATTACTTTGTCTACCAAGTTTGAATTATTATTCATCTTCTTCATCTCCCTTATTATCGGAAGTTTCATTGATAAATTCTTTTTTATTGGAAATAGTTTTATTTCCTAATAAATAAGTACCGATTACACCTTGAATAACAGCAATAACGCCAATTATTTGTGGTGCGTATGGAATATTAAGTCCATCAACTTGATTAATGCCAGTAATAAGCATTGCAATAATACCTAAGATATTTGTTGTATATTTAGCTATCTTTTTTAACTTTTCCATAATATCATCTCCTTTTTATAATTTTAACATGTTTTTGCGTTTTTGTAAAATTTACATTTCAACATTGCTAATAATGCTCCCATTTTTTATCCTTTTTTATTCAATTACTTCTTCAATTGTTGTATGTGTTATTCTTTAATCAGACATTTTAGTAAATTCTATTGTTATATTATAATTAAAATTCTTACAAGCGTTTCCATAATAAATTTGAAGTTCGCTTTCGTGAAGATATAATCCAGAATAAAAGTTTTCATTTACATATCCGCCGACATTAACACCACCACCAAATCTTGGGTTGTAAATAGAACCATATGCACTTTTAACAACAATAGTTTTTCCACTGTAATCAGTAGTAATAGTAATAGAATTTGATGTATTACTTGTAGTACCGCTAAAAGTTCTTTTATATACATTTTTCCCGTTTTCGTCTTTACCAACTATTTGCTCACTTGTACTATAAATATCTAAAATTTTTTCATCTAATGAATTTATATAATTACAATTATATGTATCTGTATCACTGGTTGTTTTGCTAGATTTAAAACTATTTTCTACATTATTTTGCATTAAATTTAAGTTGTCTGCATTAATAGGAATTGCTCCCGTTTCTCCTTTGTTTTTAAAATTAATTTTTTCCATTTTCTTCATTCCTTTCTTCTGAGTTTTCTTGATTATTTTCATTTGATAAACTTTCGTTATATTTGTTTATTTCTTCTTCATCAATTCTATTTAATTCAGCATATATTTTTTCAATTTCAGTTTTCAAAACATATACTGGCAATTTTGAAGAATTGATTTCCTCTATCAGTTTTTCACTAAATTCTTTTATTCTAATTGTGAATGGTTTTTCCATATATTTTTCCTCCTCATGAAAATGCTACTAAAATTCCATTATAAAAAGTCATATAATGCCCACCAGCAGTTAATGTTTTTTTGCCTTCAACTGCGGTATAACTAGACGTACTTGTATCTCCGCCAAGATATATTCTAATACGATTACTATTAAAAATATTAAGATATCCATTGAAATTAGTGTTGGCTTTGAAAAATGCTGTTGAATTACAAACTAAGCCTTGATTTCCAATTGTTAATCCAGAACATGATGGATTGTTTGTATAACCATTTCCACTAGATTGCATTCTCAAATAATATGTGTTGTTACCAATGTTTAAAGAGCCACCACTAATTCTATTTGCCGACATAGTGCCTGATGTTATTTTTGAGGCACTCAAATTTGGTATTTGATTTACATTTAATGTTCCTGCAGTAATATTATCAGCATTTAGATTTTTAACTATTATTTTACTTGCGTCAATTGTTCCAGAAGTTATTTTATCTGCACTTATATTAGGTATTCTGTCTGCATTTAAAACACCAGTTGTGATTTTTTCAGCATTAATATTTTGTGCCGAAAAATTGCTTGTTGTTATAACATCGCTGTTTAATCTACTTGTGCTTAAAGTACCACTTGTTATATTGCTTGCATTGATGTTTTGTGCATTAAAGTTTTTAGTTGTTATTACATCACTGGAAACTTTATCAGCAGTAACAGCACCAGTTTTTATTTGATTAGTCGTTATAGAACCAGTTGTTATTTTATCGCCATTTATAGTTGTCGATGTATTATTATTAATTGCACTTATAACACCACTTATATTAACTTTGCTTGCTTGTATTGTTGCTGTTTCTTTTGTTAAATTAATTCTTGCTATAACTTCTTTTTTATCTACTTTTTCTTCAACTTCAATATTTATTTCCTTTGCTGTTTGAGATATAGAACTACTCAATTCAACTTTTGTTGCAAATTGTGTAGTATAAATATTACTAGCCATAAGTTGAACATATAAATAACCACTAGAATATCCAGGCAAAGAGATTGTATAATCCCCTTCTGTCAATGGAATTGTTGGATATTTATAATTTATAATTTCTTCTTTTGGCAACAATGTATTTTTATTTGTTGTTTTATCATAACCAACTCTTTTTACAACTTGGCATGTTTGACTATCATAATTTAAAATAAATTCATCATAATTATTAACATTGTAAACTAATAAATCGTTTGGCAATTCATAATCAAATATTTTATTTGTTTTGGTATTTGTAAACCTTACTACTCTATTCATTGGATAAAGAGTTTCACTTGGATACAAAAATTCGCTTGGATACAAATATGCAATATCTTCTATTAATGGATGTATTTTAATTGCTATTGGTTCGCTTTCATTAACTTTTACTAAATTTACTGAGGCTTGTTGGCTTTCGCCACTCGTTGTAATATCTGCAATATCACTAATTTTAGAATTAATTTCATCAACACTTTGAATTATTTGAGATATTTTTTTATTTTGTTCATTTGTTTGTGAAACAACACTTTTGATTGTCTGATTTTGTTTGTCTACTATTAAATATGTTTGATTTATCTTTCTATCAGTTTTATCTGCTTTAGTATAATCTGTTTCAGTTTCTTCTGGCATATCAGTATGAATATTTTCTACAAGCCCTTGAGTAACTTCAAGTTCATCATTAAGCATAATACACGAATAAGTGCTATCTCCAATTTTTATATTGTATCTATCACACAAATCTAAATATGCAATGCCTGTACTCACAAAATCATTTATGTAATATTCTAATCCATCTAATTCAGCCAATATTTCTGGAAGATAGTCACTTCTATCATTCCAATTCATTATTTGATTGTCGACTATTTTTAATTCACATAAGCCATTTGCTTGTACACTTTCTTCATCTTGTAAATAGACATTATCACTTTCGCCACTTCTTGATAATACTATTGAATTAATCTTGCCATATCTTTCGCCAAAATTTATATTAATATCTTTTAAATATTCTTCATCAATTGTATCAACCGCAGTGTTAGAAATATATCTTAATTCCAACTCATCATTTTCATTTAAACAAATTGTACTTGCTGTTACTTGTGCTAATTCATCAAGTATATCTCTATATGTATATTCTTGCCCAACATATAATTCTTTTTGTATCATTCTGTTATAATTAACAAAATTATCATTTGCATTTTTAAATTGTAAACCTAATTT